GCGGAGACAACGCCATCTACCCACACTGGAACATAGCAGAAGGATCAGAAGCAGTGGTCAGGTTCCTACCAGACAAGGACGAGACCAACACATTCTTCTGGACCGAGAGGAACATGATCAAGTTACCATTCGCAGGTATCAAAGGTCAGACCGACTCGAGACCAGTAACAGTGCAAGTACCATGCATGGAAATGTATGGAAAGACTTGTCCAGTACTAACAGAAGTTAGACCGTGGTTCAAAGACAAGAGCATGGAAGACATGGGCAGAAAATACTGGAAAAAGAAAAGTTACATTTTCCAGGGATTTGTCACAACTAATCCGTTAGCGGAAGACACAACACCTGAGAATCCGATCAGAAGATTCATCATTGGACCTCAGATCTTCAACATAATCAGAGGGGCACTGATGGATCCAGAGATGGAAGAAATGCCAACTGACTACTTGAAGGGTGTGGACTTCAGGATCACCAAGACCACAAAAGGTGGTTACGCTGACTACTCAACATCAAAATGGTCAAGAAGGGAAAGACCGTTGGACGAGGCAGAGAGAGCCGCGATCGACACACACGGGTTACACAACCTGGGTGACTTCAGACCAAAAGAGCCAACCGAGGCAGAGGTCAAAATAATCAAGGAATTGTTTGAGAAATCTGTTGAAGGTGAGGCTTACGATCTAGAACAGTACGGACAGTACTTCAGACCAGCGGGCGTGGCTTACAACAAACCACAGACACCTGTCGCGGAAGCACCAGCGACCACAACGGCAACTGCATCTGAAACTGCTCCAGCGGTGAGTCAACCAGCACCAGCACCAGCACCACAGCCAGAGGCGGCCCCGGCAACGGCGGCACCCGCGGGCGACAGTGCCAAGAGGGCGGAAGACATACTGAAACTGATCAGATCAAGACAAGCGAAATAATCTGACATTTTACCAAGGCCCAGGCATTGACTGTGTGGGCCTTGTGTAATATAATAAGGCTATGAATAACATTAAGAAAGCGATCGAATGGATCTTATACAAACAGGTGCCGGCATGGATACTGGTATTGCTAGTGATCATTTGGATCTTACTATAGGACTACAACAATGACAAAAGTGTTTGACGCAACAAAATTTAGAAAAAGTATAACAAAATCAATACAAGGGTTAGGAATAGGATTCAGTGATCCCACAGATTGGATCTCAACAGGCAACTATGCTCTCAACTATTTGATGACCAGTGATTTCAACAAAGGAATCCCATTGGGTAAAGTGACGGTGCTCGCAGGAGAATCAGGTGCGGGAAAATCATACATAGCGTCAGGAAACATAATCAAGAACGCACAGGCACAGGGCATATTCGTGATATTGATAGACACAGAAAACGCACTTGATGAGACATGGTTACAGGCACTGGGCGTTGACACGTCGGAAGAAAAACTCCTAAAACTGAGCATGTCAATGGTGGATGACGTGGCGAAGACCATATCCGAATTCATGAAAGGCTACAAGGAGCAACACGCTGACAACAAGGAAGGCGCTCCCAAAGTTCTTTTCGTGATAGACAGTCTGGGCATGATGCTGACACCAACAGATGTTAACCAATTTGAAGCAGGTGACATGAAAGGCGACCTGGGTAGAAAACCAAAGGCACTGACAGCACTCGTGAGGAATTGTGTAAACATGTTTGGTAGTTGGAATGTTGGATTGATAGCGACCAACCACACATACGCATCACAGGACATGTTTGATCCAGATGACAAGATATCAGGCGGACAGGGATTCATATACGCCAGTTCCATAGTGATAGCGATGAAGAAACTGAAGCTCAAGGAAGACGAAAAGGGCAACAAGATATCCGAAGTAAGGGGAATTAGGGCGGCTTGTAAGGTCATGAAGACCAGATATGCCAAACCTTTCGAAGGCGTTCAGGTCAAGATCCCTTACGACACGGGCATGGATCCATACAGTGGATTAGTGGACCTGTTCGAGAAGAAGGGCTTACTGGTACAGACCGGAAACAGGTTGAAATACGTAGACCCGCAGGGTAAGGAACACATAGACTTCAGGAAAGCGTGGACCGGTGATAAATTAGACATGATAATGGCGAACTTCAAAGAAAGCACTGATCACAAAGTGGAAAGTGTAGAAGAGGCACCAAAGTCAAAAGCGAAGAAAACAGAAATTATAGAAGAGGACGACGCAGAATAATGATTGATTTCACACACGAAGACATCGAGCGTTTATGGAACTCCATATCACACTACGTACCAGAAAGATCAAAACTGGACGCGGCAATTGACTTCATCAAGAGCTTAGAGGACATTGGTGTAGAAACCGATGAAATTAAAGCATCGGGTGAATTTGATCCAAAACTCGAAGAGGCCATCAATACCGTGTTTGAAGATGACGAAGAAGAATCAGACGGATACGGAGAAGATGATTAATTGGTACAGTGAAGTAAGCAGGAGCCTAGCAAAGATACCAGACTGTGTAGCATACTTTGACAAGGAACTGTTGGAAGCCAGGAAACAGTGCAAGATCTACGGAAACCTCGAGCGAGCATCGGCGGCACTTCCGGGAATAGTGGAAGAGAGATTCAGCCAGTTACAACAACTAGAGGCTATATTAGAATACCTAAACATAGAACTGAGAAGACTGAGATCAAAGACATTCCGCAAATTCCTAGAGAACTACAACAGGGCACTGTCCAGCCGAGACGCAGAGAAGTACGTCGACGGTGAAGATGACGTAGTCGACTTAACCAAAATTGTAAACGACTTCGCACTGCTAAGGAACCAATGGTTGGGCATCACAAAAGGCCTTGATCAGAAGCAATGGCAGATAACCAACATCGTCAAACTGAGAGTTGCGGGAATGGAAGATGCCGACATCAAATAGGATCATACTCACAGACGTAGACGGAGTACTGCTGGAATGGGAACACCATTTTACCAAATGGATGTTATCAAAAGGATACCAACTCCAACCCAACACGCAGACCGAATACAACATGCACATAAGGTTTGGCAAGGAACCCGATATAGTCAAAAATCGAATCAGAGAATTTAACTGCTCGGCATGGATGGCGACACAGGACCCGATGCCTGATTCTGTGCAGTGGGTAAAACTCTTGCACGCCGAAGGTTGGACTTTCGTGCCTATAACTAGCCAAACTTCTGATTTACCAGCACAAGCGTTGCGGAAAAGACGGTTAGCAGAGCTCTTTGGCGACCATGTGTTTAGTAACTATTTCATACTGGAAACCGGTGCTGATAAGGACCCAGTGCTAAAAGAATTCCGAGACACCGGACTCTACTGGGTAGAGGACAAATGGGCCAACGCTTTAACAGGGCTGAAATACGGATTAAAATCAATTATAATAAATCATGACTATAACAGAGAATTTTCTCATCCAGGAATTACCAGAGTAAATACCTGGAAAGATATTCATGAACTCACCAAAAACAAAAAATAACTTTTGTATTAGACCATTCACCTCGTTAGAAATATTTACAAGAGGATCTATAAAATCTTGTTGTAGAATCAGGCCGGAAAAAACAAATTTCAAAGGAATAACAAATTTCACCGTAAAAACAGGAATCAAAAAGTTTTGGAAAAGTGAGTACAGAAAATATCTAAAACATAAATTTCTCGCAAATGAAAGACCTAAAGAATGTATAGACTGTTGGCAACAAGAGGATCGTGGTTCCACTAGTCATAGAATGCGGGGTAATGAAGACCAAAGAATTATTTTCCAAAACAAAAATACTGAAAAATACTTAAGACAACTCGGCAAATGGGAACTAGACTTTCCCCAAGACGTTACAGTATCTATCACTAATTTATGCAATTTGAAATGTCAAATGTGTGATGGTGTGCATAGCTCTACTCTGTTACAAGAAAATCATAAATTAGGTTTAGAACAAAACATTCGACAAAAAGACCTAACGTGGTCAGACAAAGATAAGATTAACACAATTGAGGAGTTAATTCATAATAAATTGAAAACATTATACCTCCTTGGGGGTGAACCATTAATGGTGCCTGAAATTTTATTTCTCCTTGAAAAACTTTCTGTGGATAAAATTGTGACGGACAATCTACAATTAAACATAGTCACAAACGGTACAATCTGTAATGATAAAATTATAAATTTGTTAGGAAAATTTAAAAAAGTAAAATTAGTGTTGAGCATTGACTCTACAGGCAAGTGCAACGAATACATAAGATTTCCTAGTAAATGGTCAACGATAGAATCAAATGTTCTAAAATTCAAATCTTTAGAAAATGTCACACTATACATTAAC